TTAGATAAATTAATCAAATCCTGATAAGCAAGCATTTGGTTTCGCTGACCAGTAACCTGATTATTAAAAGCAGCAGCTTGGGCTGCGGCTTGAGCAGCGGCCTTACCACCCTTCATACCAGAAACACCACTAGCTACAGACATACCCATTGATGCTATTGTCATAGGACCAACTGGCATTAATTTATCCCCCACTTAGCAAGCATTAATTGGTCTGATCCATCCATACCGTATTGGTGTAGATAACCCTCATAAGTAAATCCTAAAAACTTGGTAGCGAAATTGTAAACATCTTGGTTGTTGACAGAAATCACAGCTTGTAACCTTACTATTTTCATTAATTTGACATGTTTATCAATGTATTTTCTAACATTCCTGCATATATAAAACATATGCTTTTTAAAGTCTTGGGAACCAATAAGCCAACCCTCACCCACACCACTCCATAAACTGGAGATACCTCCAATAGCGATAGGTCTTTCATCAGCTAAAAAAGTCTTCGGACTAGGCGTATCCGACATAATCATGTTATTCCACAAAGTAATATCCATTCTTACTTTAGCTAACTGCCTACGCTCCAAACTTCTCAGATTGTCAATAATTTGCTCTAAATGCTCAGGCTTGTAATCAACGATTATCCTATTAGTCATTGATACTTAACTCCTGTGTAACTGATAATAAAGTAGCCTTTGATGGATTAGTTTGTTGAATAAACGTCTCGTTCTCAGTTTTGGAGTAACCCAATGCTGTAATATCCATAAAATCACTAATCCTCGGTGGAGGTTCTTGAGATGGATTATAGCCTAATCTGAAGGTTAATTCATTATTGTTTATATTTAGAGAATTAGTATCGTAAATTTGAACTATTGTTCTGCTAATTCCTAAAACCCTACCTATTGATTTGCCATCAGTTACACCAAATTCTGGACGTAATAATGTTATTTTTGGCGTATACCCCAATCCAACTGTACCACTAGTAATAGCCTCAGATGCCGTGATCGCTCCATTAGCAACAACAGCATCAGTTAAAACCCTGCCACCATTACCAGTTACCTTAACCGTTTTCCCCTCTAAATGATCTAATCCTGATAAAGAAGTCGTCCCCTCTTTTACAGAAACACTATCAATGTAAACCGTAGCATCATTCGGATTCCTGATACTTAAATAAGTTGTAGCGTTAGATGGAGTAAATCGTACAAATCTTGACCCAACACCAAGCTCCAAATCATTTAATATATCAGTACCCTTGGATGAATTACCTATCCGAATCTCAACATTGCCGCCACCTACCGTCAGTTCTAAAATATATTTTACGTCAATAGTTAATGATAAAGTGTCCTCGGCCCACGCTATATTGTTAGCGTCAACACCAAACATATCCATCCTACCCAATGGATTCCACTCTATTGAAGCTGTGCCAGTGCTTATATCATTCCATCCAGTTAAATTAGAATCAAAATCTCCATTAGTCACCTTCTCAGCACTTGAACTTGTAAAAGTTAAACCACTGTCAACCATCATATCCCTGTTTTTGTATTCTATGAATCGTCTGGAAACACCGTTGATAACCCTATTAACAACAACCCAGACTAAATCCTCCTCATTCGGTGGATCAGGTATGACAGCAATGCTCTCAAACTTCCCATCAGTAACATGGTCGTGCCAAGCTATAACTCGTTGATCCCTGTCATAAGTCATAGCTGCCATAGATCCTGAAGATAAAACACCCCAAACAACAGAATCTAACTCCTTCTGATAATCCATGTCAATAATACCATCTGTGGTTATTTCACCAGTCTTGGTAATATTTTCAGCAAGAATAGTAAGATCAGGAGCTACAAAGCCATCAACATCTAAATCAAAAATAAGCTGTCTTAACTTCCTACCATTTCTCTGTATAAATAAAACAGCCCTTCCAGCAACAACTGGGTCTACAGTATTACTGCCATGACTCGTTTCCCTGGTAATAATAACGTTACTTGGTGTCACCGCAGCACCATTGGCAGATAACCTAAACTCAGCACCAACAGTGCCAATAAGCATAGACTCAGATGCCTTTAACCATCTTATAAAATTAACATCATTCGTACCAAGAACGTATTCAATCCCCTCGTCAGCTAAACCAGTACCCTGATCCATGTTTTCAAAGTCACCAGTCTTACTCCCCCATATTTTTTGAGGACTGTTGTTAGAACCACCCCACCATAGACGTTCCTGAAAAAATGTTATAGCACCAGGATTATCATTACCACCATCAGAACCCGCACCAGCAGAACCACCAGCAAAATCACTTGGGAATCCTGTGCCTGTAAAACTAACAGCAGCTATAGTCCAACTAGTATGCGAACTTCTCGTTATCTTTCTAGGAGCATAAGATGGATGAGCTATATATAAAGTATCAGCGTCCTGAGCAAATTTTAGATCAAATAAATCCGCCTCAGTATAGGTTGTTGTTACCTCTATAGGTTCACCTGAAGTAGCATCAACTATCTGACCCTCATCCTTATATATCCTAAAATAAAGATTACCAAACTCAATGATGTATGCTTGAGTAGTGGAAAACTCAAATCTTTTTAAATGTATTTTTTTGCTTTCAGCAGCCTTAACAACAACTGTGTCTATAGTATGTGTCGCACCCGTTTGGTGATAAAAACCTATATAACTGGTAGCACTCTCAGCTACAAAATTAACAGTTCTCGCACCCGTTGTAAGCGTTGTATCAGCTAACACATCAATACCGCCAGTAGCAGTACCTATCCTGACTATAACTGAACCAGTACCAACCGTTACTGTAAGTTGATACTGTGCTTTTGCTGTAGTGGTTACACCTTGCTCAGCCCAACCATAATTCGATGAATCAACAGATACTATATTCATCAAATTTGTACTGTGAGCTATACTGCCAGAACCGACACTCTTATCCGTCCAACTCGTTATATTGGAATCGAAAGTGCCGTTAGTTACAAGATCACTGCCTGTAGGAAATAACTTTCCTTCAGCTACATAGTTAAAACCACTTCTGGTCTCAACACCACCGTGAGGTAAAACAACCCAGTTTTGTATTTGTTTTGCCCCACTATTGTATTTGTCTATGTCAACTCTACCTAGTAATCTTGGTGATAACTGGCCTGATGTAAAATTATTTTGGCTATGCCAAATCTTAGGCATTATCTCTCTCTATCTTCTGTTAATGAATCCGCTTGAATAGTCACAGGAACACCCTCGTGAGCATCAATTAACCTAGCTTCCCTAACATGTTCTTGATATAAAGAAAAAATATCTTTCACAGCCTTTAAATCTCTAGTCACAGGATAAGCTATTTTATAAGCTAAATATAAAGCTATAGCCTGGAATAAACCTGGAGAGATCGCAGATAAATCAGTGATTCTACTGACATATCTAATATCAAGTGGTAAGTCGTTGCTGTATAGAAATCTGCCAAGAATCTCATAGTCAACGCTCACACCATTCACATAAGCATCCAAAACACGAAGACAATACGGATCATTTGGAAGTTCAGCCTTTTTTAACCACATATCATTAATAATAGGATCTGTGGCAGACGCAGTTAAAGAGGATTCACTTTGAATAGAGTTCCACCTCGTACTGACACTTATATAATCTCTAGCAGATTCAAAAAACCGATTACATAAAGTAGCGTTGTTTGTCTCTTCCGTAACAGATGATATTTCGTTAGCACCAACTAAAAGTAAGGCTTCATTATATAATTGAATTTGAGATTGTGTTCCCATAGAACTCCTCTATCTTATCTAATAAGTTGGCTTTCTAACCTTCTTCTTTTTTTTCTTTGGCATTATTAATCTCCATTAATATATAAAATAAGGGGAGCCGAAGCTCCCCCTATTCCACTACGGAACAAGATACTTAACAACCATACCAACGTCACCAGCAGCAGCGGTAGCGTTAGCAGCGTTAAATGTTATGGCAACATAGAAATCAGAACGAGGATCTTCAGTCAATCCTGCCCATTGCCAAAACTGCTGATCCAACTTATCAGGAGTAACAAGAGTATTACTTTCAAGATCAAAAACCTCAGTACCCTTATTATTAGCCCCAAGAATAGCAGCAGTTAGCTCACCCTCATCACAAAGACAATCAATATCTAAAACTGCCTCTGCATCGGTTTTAGTTGTTCCAATATAATAAGGCGATGGGCCATTATAAAGACCAACTTCACCGGTAAGAGTTGCTGAACCATTAGAATCAATTTCATCATTCCAAACTTTAATGCTCATAGGAACGCCCCAAGACGGAACCTTAGCAAGCATTAAAACATCGCCGTTAGCCACTTCAGCAGCAGTAGCAGCGATATTATCAATGGAACATTTCATCGTACCGCCTGAAAGGCCGTAGTTTTCCTTATCCCATTGACTACTTTTCATAGTGGTGATTCCCTCACCATAAGCAGAACCCATAATAAACCTCCAAATTAGTCAATGTTATTAAGCAGATTCATCACAACTTACTTCTATAATCTTAGCTTCCTCAACACGAGTAGCACCTAAGCTCATTTGTGCGTAAGGTTGCATTGAATTGTTTTTGTCAGGACGTTTGTCAATAGATGTAACAACATCCATCCCAACACCACGACCAGAAACACTTGTTACAGCTGCAGCAGTTGAAAACCCTGGTTTGAAGATAAGAGAAAATGCTTCCTTATCACTCATATTGTCCGCTTCTTTTTCGCTTATGAGACCCTTCTCAAGAGACTTATTTTTAAGCATAGTAGCATCAAGACCTTTTCCATCATCATCAATCTGGAT